GGCATTACTTACATCAATTAGAGATGGACTTAAAACTAATTTAGAAACAATTTCAGGTTTAACTGCTTATGAGTATGTGCCAGATTTTATAGATCCACCTATTGCTCTAGTAGCTCCTTTAAATAGTTTAAATTATGATTCAACAATGGCTAGAGGTGCTGATACTTATGAGATTCCTATAGTAGTATATATTTCAAGAATAGATGCAGAAACAGCACAAGATGGAGTAGATGCTTATTTAGCTTCAACAGGAGCAACTTCTGTTAAAGCAGCAATAGAAAGTGATCCTACTTTGGGAGGTGCAGCAATGTCTGTTAGAGTAATAAGTGCAACAGATTATGGAGAATATGAAGTAACACAGGGAACTAGCTTTCTTGGTGTAACATTCAATATAGAGGTAATAGCATAATGAAAGTAAAAATTTTAATAGGTAGTGATTTTTCACTAGATAAAAAAGATAAAAGGGTAGAGGCAGGAGAAGTTCTTGATTTACCAGATAAAATAGCTAAAGCATTGATTAAGAATAATGCAGCAGAAAAGTTTGATAGTAAAATGATGAAAGAGGAAGAAGAATAATGCCAACTTTTAATCATGGAAAAAATGCAGTAGTTTTATTAGATAACACTAATCTTTCAACTACTCTTACAGATGCAGCTTTATCATTAACAGCAGATGTAGCTGAAACATCAACATTTTCATCCTCATCAAAGACTTATATTGCAGGACTTAAAGATGGCACAGTTACTCTTTCAGGTTACTTTGAGAGTACAGATCCTGATGCAGATGCTGAGTTTTTATCTCAGCTAGGAGGATCTGGTGCAGCATTCTCAATTGCACCTATAGGATATACCAGAGGGAATGCTGTATCTTTTGGAAACACAATAGCAACTTCTTATGATAGAAGTGCAGATGTAGGATCAGTTGTTGCAGTAGCAGTAGCATTCCAATTTGATGGAGATGCTTATAATGGTAAGTCTTTACTTACTCCAACTGCTGTAACAGGTAGCTCAAATGAAACTCATGTAGATTTTGGAGCTGCAGGAACTAATGGTGGTGCAGGAGTTTTACATTGTGTAGCAAGTTCTGGAAGCCCAACATTAGATGTTAAAATACAAACAAGCACAGATGAAGCTGTTTGGAGTGATTATATAACTTTTACTCAAGCAACAGGAACTACTTCTGAGCTTTTAACAAGTGCAACTAATCCTAATAGGTATGCAAGAGCAGTTCTAACTTTTGGTGGAACAGGCTCTATAACTGCTGCTGTAGGTTTTGCACAGGGATAAATTAAGGAAAATAGGAGAAAGATAAATGCCAACATTTACACATGGAAAGAATGCAGCTTTTAAAATAGATGACTCTGGAGGAACATTAAGAGATATTTCTGATGTTTTAACAGATGTTGCTGTTTCAAGAACTGCAGATGTAGCAGAGGTTTCAGCATTCTCAAATAGTTCTAAGGCTTATGTAGCAGGACTAAAGGATGCAACAATAACAATCTCTGGATCTTTTGATGCAACTGTTGATGGTTACTTATCTGGAATACTTGGTGTTGAGGGATCTTTTGAGTTCTATCCAATTGGAACTACAGGAGGAAATCCTAAGGCTTTAGGAGAATGTATCATGACTTCTTATGATAGAACTCCTGATGTAGGTGGAGCTGTTAGCTTCACAGCAGCTTTTCAAGTTTCTGGAGATGTAACTGAAACAACTGCTTAGAATATAAGTAGTTAAAACAGGAGGCATTAATGAAAAGACTTAGCTTAGATGATATATCTAATGCTCCATCTTTACCAGAAAAAGAAATTGAGATACCTGAATGGGATGCAACAGTATTAGTTACAGGTTTAACTAAAGCTGATGCAGTAGAAATCAATGAACTATCTGAAAAAGATGGAGTTAGAGATGAAGTTCTTTTTGAGAAACATTTACTTCTTAAAGGATTAAAAGAGCCACAATTTGATGATTTAGATCAAGTTGAGGAGTTTTACAGTAAAGCTACACCATCAATAGTAGATAAAGTGCTTATAGGCATCTATAGGTGTATGGCTTGGACTAAGGAGGATCAGGCTTCAATAGCCTCTGAGTTTCCAGAATAATACAGAGTTGGCTTTTGAATTTAGACTAGCTTTAGATTTAGGCATGACAGTTGATGCTCTTAGAAAGTCTATGAGTATGCAAGAATTTGAGTCTTGGAAGTTATACTACATAGATAGAAACAAAAAAGAGCAGAAAGCTATCACAGAGGCTAATGCTAAAGCTAAATTGAGGAGATAATTAAATGGCAAGAACAACACTTGAGATGTTTATCAAGATTGTTGGTGCTAATAAAGTATCAAAAGCATTAGATAATGTATCTGATAGTGCTAAAAGAACTCATAATCAAGTAGAAAAAAACACTAAAGCCAATGCACAATTTGCTGCAGGTATGTCAGGTCTTAGTAAAGCAGCAATTACAGGTGCAGCAGCAATAGCAGCTAAATCATTGTTTGATTTTTCATTAGCAGCTATACAAGCAGCTAGTTCAGCTCAAGAAGCTGCAGGTGCTTTTGGAACTACTTTTGCAGGAGCTGCAGAAAAACTTAATGAACAACTAGAAGAAAATGCTAATTTATTTGGTTTAACAACATCAGAAGCACAGCAATTAGTTGGTGTATTTGGTGCTGTTGCACAGGGTATTGGTTTTACTCAAGATGAATCAGCAGATTTATCAGCTAGAATTTTTGAATTGTCTGGAGACATAGCATCATTTAACAATATAACTGCAGGTGCAGAGCCTGTACTACAAGCATTTAGATCAGCAATTGTTGGAGAAAGAGAATCACTTAAAACTTATGGTATAGCTATAGGAGAAGCTGAGGTACAAACTAAGGCTTTTGAGATGACAGGAAAAACTTCTACTGATCAATTAACTAGACAAGATAAAGCATTAGCAACAGTTGAATTAGCTTTTGAACAAGCATCAGTTCAGATAGGTAATGCAAAAAGAGAAGAAGAGGGATTTGCTGCTCAATCTCTTATAGCAAGAAGTGCTACACAAGAACTTAGAGAGGAACTTGGAGAGCAATTACTACCTGCAGCAGGAGAAATACTTAGAACATTTAATGAAATTAGAACAGATGCAACTCCTGCATTAATAGGTAGATTTTCTGATTTAAATACACAAGTTTTAGGATTAGTATTTGTATTTAATGAATTAAGAGATGCCTTAAGTGGTAACAATGATGAACAGGGTAGAGTTGCAGAATTTTTAGATAGAGGAATAACTAAATATGAACTTCTTGGAAAAATGCTTACTGCTTTTGGTATTCAACAAAAAGCACAGAATATTCTAAATCAAGTTCAAGCAAGAACAACTGAGGAACTTTCTGAACAATTATCTTATTACAAACAAAATACTGATGCAATAACTAAATCAATGCAAAAAAATAGAACTCAAACAAATATTAATAGAGTTGCTCAAGATAAATATCAAACATTACTAAATAAAAATACATTACCAACACTAGAAAAATATCTTAAATTTATGAATCTCTTAAATGAGGAAAATGATGATGTTATTGATAGAAGTAAAGAGCTATCAGATGCACAAGATAGAGTAAGTGAAGCACAGAGAAAAGAAGCTCTTTCTACAGCAGAGGAAGCATTACAGAAAAAAGAATTACAAAAAGAAATAGCAGAGTTGTTATTTTTCCAGAAACAGGGTGCTGATGTATCTGAGGAGTTAGCAGTAGCACAAGAAAAACTTAGATTAATAGAGTTTGAATTAACAAGAGAATCTGAGGAGCTTAGAGATGCTAAAGCTGATTTAGCAGAAGTAGAAGCAGAGTTAGTTCCAAAAGTTGAGGAAACTACAAACAAATTAGCAGATCAAGCACAAAAATTCTTAGAACTTAATGAAAAAGTAGATGCTTTCAAAGAATTAGCTGCAGATGAAGAGTTTATGGCTATAGCTCAAGAATCAGATACAGCTAATGACTTTTTGGCAACAGGATTAGGTTTAATGAGTGGATTAGCTAGATTACAGGGATTAGAAGATAGGGCTATTGAATTAAATAATATGGCAAAAGCTGCTGAGAGATTAAGAGATGCACAAGCAGGAATGTTTAAAGATGTTCCTACAACACAATTTAGACTTCCTGATATTAAACCTGAAGATTTACTACCTGCTGATTATATAGATCCGGGTTTATTAAAAGCATTAGAGGGTGTTGGTGGTAGTGATACACCTGCAAATACTCTTGGAGATCAAGGTAATGTAATGACAGGTAATGGTGGTGGAAGT